CTCCACGCTCCTCGAGAAACTTGAGACACTTGAGGCGATCTGGGCACATCAGAGGAATGGCAAGCCAGTTAGGTTTTCGAGAGTCGTCCGGCAACGTGTAGTACTTTGTGTCCTTCATGTTTTCCAGATACCGCTCGATGTTTGCACGACGCTTTGTGAGAAGACCGTCCAACTTTGCCCATTGTGCCAGTCCAAAGGCGGCGTTCATCTCACACGCCTTCAGATGGTACCCTGCGACGCCATACAGAAACTTCCAGTCGTACGGAATACCGTCGACCGAGTGATTGAAACGCTCAGACGGCTCCTCGATATTGTCCCCGATGCGACCCCAGTCACGGAACATGATTGCCCGTTTCAGATGGGCGTCGTCGTTGAACATCACCATCCCACCGACACCACCTGCAGTGATGACGTGGCTGGCGTAGAAACTCGTCGTCGAAATATCAGACTCGGGTGTTGTCGTGATGGTGTCTGCCGAATCCTCGATGAGAATCAGAGAAGGGAACGCCTTGCGGATCGCCTTCCAGTCGGGCACGTTGCCGATGAGGTTTGGAATGAGTAGAACCTTCGTCTTGTCCGTAACGACGGCACGAATCTGATCGACGCTCGGAACGTACCGACCAATCTCAGAATCACAAAACACAGGCGTGAGTCCACACTGCGTAATGGGTGCCACCGTCGTCGCAAAGCCACACGCTGAAGTCACCACCTCGTCTCCTGGTTTCAGATCCAGTGCACACAGAGCCAACAGAATGGCACTCGACCCCGAGTTGACAAAGAGACCATGCTTCTTCCCGAAACGCTCGGAAACCTTCTTCTCAAATTCGACAGACATGGGTCCGAAACCAGCGAGCCACCCCGCACGGAGACAATTGTTCACCGCCTGAATTTCCTCTTTCCCGTACGCCTCAAACTGATTCGGTGCATACCACACTTTCTTTTGCGTCGTCATGCCTAAAGTTTATTAGTGTCATTCTTTTAATATGAGAGTTCTCACGACAGGAGGGCTCGGTTTCATCGGATCAAACTTTATAGACCATGTGATTGAGAACCACGCAGAGATTACAGCCGTGCTGAACATCGACCGATGTGACTACTGTGCCAGGATTCATAACGTGTCACACTCGAGTGACTCAAGGTATTCATATGTACAGGCTGACATCACAAACATGTCACACATGAAAAGACTGTTTCGTGAATTCACACCGGACGTCGTTGTGCACTTTGCAGCGCAGTCACACGTCGACACGTCATTCGAGAATGCTGAACAGTACATCAAGGACAATATCATCGGTACATATACCATTCTCGAATGCGTAAAGGAGTCAAAGTGTCGTCTCGTGCACATCAGCACTGATGAGGTGTACGGAGAAGTGGGTCTCGACGAAACGAGCAACTCTGAAACGTCCGTCCTGAATCCTACGAATCCGTATTCGGCGACCAAGGCGGGAGCTGAACTGCTCGTCAAGGCGTATGGTCATTCGTTTGGTATCCCGTACGTCATCACGCGCGGCAACAACGTGTTTGGTCCGAAACAGTACCCCGAAAAAGTGATTCCGGCATTCATCGACGCCATGATGAAAGGAAACCCATGTAGAATACATGGTGAGGGACGTTCGCGCAGGAATTTCATATACGTTGATGATGTGTCCCGTGCCGTGATGACTGTTTTGCAGCATGGAAAGAATGGTACAGTGTACAACATCGGAACCCGTAACGAGTATTCGGTCCTTGAAATATTTGACATTCTTCGGGATCTCGTCAACCCAGAAGCGACAAAGATCCACGTAAACGACAGACCCCACAACGACAAAAGGTATGCTGTCGACTCATCTGCACTCCACGAACTCGGGTGGTCTGAACAAGTTCCTTTCTGTGACGCGATTCAGAAAACAGTTGACTGGTATAAAGCAAATACGTCATGGTATACTTAGAAATGAAAGTTCTGGTGACTGGCGGAACAGGCCTCGTCGGGTCAGCCATCAAAGAGCTCCGACCAGATTGGATTTACATCGGTTCGACCGAGTTTGGTTCGCTCGCCCGGGAAGAACATGTGTGCCAGATGTACGAGTCCGTGGGACCGGTTGACGCCGTCATCCACCTCGCTGCAAACGTCGGTGGATTGTTCAAGAATATGAATAAACGCGCCGAAATGTACGAGGACAACATCCTCATGAACACACACGTCGTCTCACAGGCTGCAAAACACAAGGTTCCACGCGTTCTGACGATGCTGTCGACGTGCATTTTTCCAGACGGTCTCAAGGAGCTCCGACCGTCCGATTTGCACACGGGTCCACCGCACCCTTCGAACGAGGGGTACGCGTACGCGAAGCGTGTATGCGAAGTTCACTCGCGTATCATCCGCGAAACGACCGATACGTGGACGACGTGCATCATTCCGACCAACATCTACGGACCGAACGACAACTTTTCAATCGAGGATGGTCACGTCGTACCGGCTCTGATTCACAAGGCGTGGTTGGCGAAGAAGAACAACGAACCACTCAAACTCTTTGGAACTGGAAAGGCGAAGCGTCAGTTTATTCACTCACGTGACATTGCACGTATCATCGTATGGGCTGTCGAACTCGCCGAAAATCCACCACCTGAGATTGTGTGCGCACACGGCAACGAGGTGAGCATAGGTGAAGTTGCTCAGTTGATTGCGGACGCGACGGGGTGCCCGGGTCTCGAGTACATCGGAGGTCCAGACGGACAGATGAACAAAAAGGCCATCCCGGGTCCAGGAGACTTTCCGGTACCCGTCGTATCACTCGAGGATGGTATTCGGGAGACTGTCGAATGGTTCGACCGCGTTAAAATGGCTTAAAGTTTTATCACACTGTACTATTAGAAGCGCCCCAGTAGCTTAGTGGTAAAGCGTTTGTTTTGTAAGCAGGAGATCGGGTGTTCAATCCACCCCTGGGGCAGGCCCTGTGGCGAAATTGGATATCGCGTGGGACTTCTAATTGAAAACGCGTTTTCAATTGGTGCCATCCCGAGACTGTGGGTTCGACCCCCACCAGGGTCGCATGGTCCCATAGTATAATGGTCAGTACATAGGACTCTGAATCCTGTGATGCGAGTTCGATCCTCGCTGGGACCTGAACGCTCTCGTAGCTCAGTTGGTAGAGCACTCGTTTAGTAAGCGGGAGGTAATGAGATCAAAACTCATCGAGAGCACTTATTTGGACCTGAACACGTCGTTAAACTATTCACATCTGACTTTGGCGCAGTGGTAGCGCGTCGGATTGTAGGCTCCGGTCTTTCAGACCGTTGGCGGGGCTCCGCTGGTCGGGTGTTCGAATCACCCAAGTCAGACTAAAGGCTAAAAAAGTTAATAGAAGGGGGGTAGACCTGCAGCTATCCCCTAGGACTGGACATCCATTCCCGTGCTCCTGTAACTCAGTTGGTAGAGTGTGAGGCTGTTAGGAGAGGTGCCTAAACATAGACCTCAAAGTCGCAGGTTCGAAACCTGCCGGGAGCGTTTTTTGAACTGTCCATCATGGCTCCAGTTAAAAAAACGCAACGTGAAATATGGATGGGTTATATATACAAAATTACCCATAAAGATACGGGTATGTCTTATATAGGTCTTTCAATAGACTATGAAAAAAGGTGGAATGCGCATATGAATGAAACAAGTGATAATATGTATTTCCATAATGCACTGAAAAAATATGGAGAAGATGCATTTACATGGGAAATTCTCATCATATGCTTCGACGATGACATGGGTGATTATGAAAAAGAGTATATCAAAAAATACAATACCATAAGACCTAATGGGTACAATTTAACAGAGGGTGGTGAAAGGGGGTGGCGCCATCACCCAGATACCCTGGCGAGAATTAAGGCATCAAAGGCTGGAAAGGGCAACCACCGACCTCCTGGTTTCAAAAACAGTGATGAAACGAAATTGCGAATGAGCGCAAGTAGGCAGGCATATTGCGATGCGGAAACACCCGAACAAAGAGCAAGTCGTGGTAAAAAAGGTGGTGATACTAGACGTGGTAAACCGAACCCCAAACGTGGAGTCGATGTAGTGCAGTTTAAAGATGGTGTCGAGATAGCAAGGTTTCCATCGAGTATGGAGGCTGGGCGACAAACTGATATTAACTACAAGAACATTCACGCCGTTTGCAAGGGTGAAAAATGGAAAAAAACCGCAGGTGGTTTTGCGTGGAAGTTTGCATACGTTTGTCCAGACCAAAAAACGTGTGATGAGCCCGTCTAGAGACGACCACCGACGAAACAATAACCCAAAAACAACCATGGCCACCTCTTC